GTTTTTATTTGCAGTTGTTAGGGAAGCTCTGTTACCAACATCTGAATCAACTTCATTGAGAGCAGCTACAAGTGAGTTTTTATTTGCAGTTGTTAGTAAGGATCTATTACCAACGTCTGAGTCGACTTCATTAATCGCGGCTACAAAAGTAGCTTTGTTGGTAGTTGTTAGTGATGATAGTACACCGTGTTCACCATCAAGCTCGTTAATTGCAGCTACAAGAGAGGCTTTGCTTATTGTTGTTAGAGAAGCTCTATTACCAACGTCTGAATCTACTTCGTTGATAGCAGCCACAAGGCTTGATTTGTTAACTGTTGTTAAAGAGGCTCTGTTACCCATGTCACTATCATGTTCTTTGATAGCGCCGCTAACAGTGGAAGCGGTGGTTCCCATGGCAGCAGATGAAATGGTTCCAAGTTCAGCATCATGTTCATTAATAGCTGCAAGTATGGTCTTTGAGGTTGTTGTAAGAGAAGTTCTAGCGCTACCGCCACCAGCTCCATACAAATCAGAGTCAATCTCGTTGATAGCAGCAACAAAGGTAGCTTTATTTGTAGTGGTTAAAGATGACAACACACCATGTTCACCGTCGAGTTCATTGACAGCGGCAACAAGAGTGGATCTGTTTATAGTTGTTAGAGAGGCTCTGTTACCAACATCAGAGTCGACCTCATTAATTGCAACAACAAGGTTTGCTTTATTTGTAGTGGTTAAAGAAGCTCTATTGCCAATGTCAGAGTCATGCTCTTTAATTGCACCGCTGACAGTAGATGCAGTGGTTCCCATAGCAGCAGATGAAATCGTGCCAAGCTCTGCATCGTGCTCGTTAATTGCACCGAGAATTGTCTTTGAGGTTGTTGTAAGAGAAGTTCTAGCGCTACCACCACCCGCACCAAAGAGGTCAGAGTCAAGTTCTCTGATCGCTGCTACAACACTGGTTCTGTTAGCAGTCGTAAGGTTTGTGCGCACACCTACATCGGAGTCGAGGGCATTATACGCATCTTTCCATGTTGGAAGAGGGGTGGTTGGACCAATTACTACTCTTGTCATCTCAGCTCTTTTCTAATAGTTGTCTGAGCAAGATTTTTATTTCAGAAACTTCATGCTTTAGATCTTGCAACTCTTGTTCTTGTCGCTTTTTACTTTGTTTTGATAAACGCGCTCGTTCAATATCACCACTATTTATATTGATTATAGCACCCGATTTGGGATCTCTGACCAAATCGGGATGACCATCAACCTTGAGGTACTCGCTCATTATACACCTAAAGCAAGAGTTCTAAGATCTTTAATTTTTGGAACAATTGAAGAAGATACAGATGTCATGACAATCTTCACTTGATATTTTGTGAATGGTAACATTGTTCCGACGAACTCGCCGCCCACAGTATATCTGTATTCTTTGTAGGTTCCAGGCTTTTCATCGATAGGCATTGGAATATCAATAGTTTCCTCAACCCACGGCACTGAGTAAATATTAGTATCAGCACCAGCTTCGACAACCCTATAATAGACTTTAAAGTCTGTTCCAGCTGGGCGATTAGCTGCAAACATGATCTTTATTCCAACAGCAGGCTCAACAAGTGTGATAGGAACAGTCAAGTGTTTAGCCATAGCAGATCCGCTTGCATTATCTGTCTCATCAACCCAGCGTAGTGGAACGTTATAACCAACCGTAGCGGACGCATTAGGATTATCAATCAAGTTGTTGATAGCAAGAATATTAGCGCGTTGAATATCAATAGTTGGAGCAATGTAATTATTGCCAGATATTCTTGACATTGTTGCTGTAACTTTTGTGGATGAATTACCACCAATATTCAAAGCTTCATTAGAGTCATTCATAATAACATGTGGTTGACTAAAGTAGTAATCTTTCTGATTCTCTAAAGATACTCCAGTTGTAGATCCATATGCTGTTTCAGTAGAGCTAGCAAATGATTTTGATTTTGTAAAGTCGCCTGAGTATTTGATACTTGTATTGCTAGGAGTGGTGTGTTGTACTTGTAGCTGCGCAACATCCATTAAATACTGCTGAGTAGCAGTAATGCTTGAACCTCCAAAGAAGCCTCTAGATGTTGAGCTTGAATCAGCATTGAATCTATATCCGGTGGCATCAACTGCAGTAATATTGTTTCTTCCAACAATACTGGATCCTAGTATACCGTTATAGCGTGTACCACTAACCAATCCACTGATGAATACTTTATCGTTCACTTGGAACCCATGATTAGGATGAGACACGGTTACAACGTTTGATGCTGAGTCAACATAAAATGGGTTGTTAGATAGTTTACGTAGAGGTGTACTTGCATCTACAAACACAGCGTTAGCTGTCGTCGGTGTAAACGAAGCTCGCCAGATGTTAAACTTTATATTTTGCTCTTGATCTTCTGTCCACGTAACGGAGTTGGATGATTTAAAAAACAAACCTGGTTCTAAATCTTGTTTAATTCTTTCAACTGTTGATCCAAGTTTAAAATCACCTAACCTTGCACTCCACAGCTTATATCCATCTGCCCCTGTTGCATATGATTTTACAACAATTGCATACCACTTTCCACCTTCTAAGAAAATAGGCTCATCAAATGAAAATGTTGTGATAGCTGTTGCATCTGCAGAGGTTGTGACGGATCCTGGTGCTATGGTAACGTTGGAATCAGGTATAATAAAAGCAGGATCGGGATAACCAGATGATGCTGGGCGGATTTCTATACTAACTGGCAGCGTTCCAGATTTTTGAGAAAAATACAATCCAACCTTTGTAATATACACACCAAAGGGTTCACTCACAAAAAATGATTGTGCTACAGGATGGTAAAACTTTGAAACGAACGTTTGTGACATTTTTCTACTTTCTATTATACGTCAATACTTGCCAGATTTTAATGGTCACCATTACCTTATGCCGACCATACCACCAGGTTTCCCCGGCTCGCCCATTCCGTTGTTTGCTGTGCCAGGTCCACCATTATTGCCGCCAAACGATGTACCACCCGGCTTACCATCAAGCCCCGCAGCAATATCAGGTGGTCTAGGATTTTTGTCCGGACTTACGATCTGAGGGTTAGTAATAAGGGTTTGACTTACAATTACAGGGTCAAGAGATTCTGTGACTGTTACAACTTGTAGCTGGCGAGTGCGTACATTTTGTGGTTGATATGTATACAACAATCCAGATGAAGTAAAACTTGTCCTTGCGTAAGATATAGCAGTATTGTAATCTATTGTACTAATATCTATTAGAACAAATTCATTAGTTCCTGTTGAAAATCTAAGCGAAGGTGTATTAGGTATTAAAAATACACCTTCAATTTTACCAGCAGCATCTGAAACTATAGTGGTTGGTCCACCTAAGCTAGCCGGAAATCCTGTTTCAGCACTGTATAGATTTCCTGCGTCTAAGTAAGGTGACGTTCTAGGTAGTGTTGCCATAAATGTAAATGGAGTGTTGCAATTAACCCAATTAGTAACATTTCTATTTCCATAGAAAGCAAAATATCGAGTATTAGGTCTTAGTTGAGTAGCTCTAAAGAATACAAACTTTGATCTCTGGAATGGTATTGATGTTTGTGTAATTATACGTTCACCAGGTACTGTAACAAAGCTTTGACTTGTTACCTTGTTAGTATATTTGGTTCTATCTTGTACTGTATATCTAAAGTTACCAGATGTGTATGTTCTTGACTGAGAAGCTGTTACAGTTCCTGTGTTGAGAACATCTCCAACTTTTAAATTGGTAATCTCATCTTCTGTCCATCCACTCCAGTTACCATTCCAACCAGCCCACGTTTTTGTTAGAGATACGTCAAGGTCAGACCCACCATTAATTGTTTTAGCAGGAAGTGTATCTTCATCAAACCAGTTATCAGAAGCTGGAGACAACTTAATATCACCAACCATTTTTGAAATTTCAAATGCGGTAACATCTTCTGGTCTAGATACAGCTGTAAACGCTTTCCAAGGTACTTCTGTATAATTCATGTATACAGTATCACCCTTAAGAGTAGTACTAGTAGACATCGATGAATCATAGACTAGTTCGATTGTGCGTTGTATAAACTCTGGTCGCAATTCACGAGTGTTAAAGTCAACAGACGCGCGATATTCAGGAATTCTTGTATCTGAATAAGCGTGGGTGCTAAAGTTATCTGCTGTAAATCCAGCCTTTAAACGATCAACTCCGTTAGAATCATATACTTTAGCATTAGCTGTTTCAAGCTCTAACAATGTTAGAGTAGTGAATTCCTCTAGCTTGTTGAGTCTGTCTTCAATCTCTCCAATTTGAGCCATAGTGTAGTGTCTATGATTGCTGTATTGACTAGTCATATCAGAGTCATTAATCATGTATGGATTTAGAGTAAATCTATACTGCTCAATACTGTTGGCAGGTAATGCTGGCCACTTCGGATTAGTGGCTGACGCGTCACCTGTTATTACATATATTCCACCGTTTGCATTAATACTTACAAATCCACGTCGATAATCATAATATCTAGCATCGAAGGTTACAAGAGCGGTATTTCTTGGCAATTCCATGCGGACAGCACCAGTGCCAGTGAAGTTCGCACCAGTATTGTCTTCACGTGGTCTAAAATCTAGAACATCGCGTAGAGATACTACACTTCCATTAGCTGTTGTGTGGGACGGAATATTTTCATATGGAATCTGACCTGTGTATGAATTGACAGCAAAGAAATCACCGCCGGCACCATGAGTGAAGAAGTCAAAATCTACATAGATGTTACCAACAGGTGCTGGCTGATTAGTTCTGAGGGTTAGAGTTCCAGGACCATAGAAATTATCTGTTTGGCCGTTGAAGAAAGTGTATCTGTCACTTACATCTACACCAGACACCGATCCTTGTCTAACAGCGTTGATTCTATACACATCAGCTCTATCAAGAGTTACAACTCCGGATACTGGCGTGAAGGTCGCTGTACGATTGGTTAGTGTTTTTGTCTTTACAGATCCAGCACTCTTTCGTACAAATCCAGCAACAGATACAACTTTTGAAGCAGGAAGACCTGAAAGTACAGCAGATGTGAACGGTGACAAGATTGAAATTGATGGAGATCTTACAACACCATCACTGTCTGTTACAGTAATCCACAAGCTTGCATCGTCAAATGTTTCACCAGTGCCGGCTGTTAGAGTAACAGATCCAGCGCCATCAGTAGTTGCATTGAACCTACGCTGTGTTGTTAAGACTATGTCAGAAATTTCACTTGGTCTATAGTTTGGCAAATCAAAGAACAGATTGTTATTAGAAGTATCGATAATGGTTGCAACACCATCAACTAATAAAACATCTCCATAGTTTGTAGTGCTAGTACCGATAGAACGAACGTTGCGGAAACTTTGTCCTGTGCTCATTATAACATCGAACAGGTAAAGATTATAGTTAGCACCATTCTTTTCGATGCTACGAATTCTAGCAGTACCTATAGTAGATCCGCCATATGTAACAGCAGAGCGCAAGTTCACAGTAGCTAATGTATTAATGGTAGGAATACCACGTAGTGTTGTTACAGTAACATAGTTACCGTAGTTCGCCGCTGATACTTGATTATTAAACAGGGTTGTAGTACGAGGCTTTGGAATAACAATCTTTGTCTTACCTAAAGTCTCTACTCTATAGCCATTGACATATGCTAGTCCTGGTTCAATGTTAATATCTAATCTGTCAGAGCTATCGACATTTGTAACAGGGTTGACAATAAACGGCCGAACAATGTAGTTGCCTGATTCTTCTTTTGTTCTAGTAGCTAAAATGTTACCAACAGTATTAAGCATACTGCCAGATCCCTCATCAACCTGGGTTACAATATATCCATCTTGGATAGTTGCTATGCTGAAATAATTATCACCGGCGGTAGTATCAGACTCTTTTGTTAGTGTAAGTCTAATTCTATAACGATCCGCGCCTGGTGCTGATAGGTTAGGGTTAGGTCCAGAGTTGTCGTATAAGGCTATATTATCAGAAGCTGTAACTATGTCCTCAGTAACAATAAAACCAACATTACCTGTTGGTATGTTTGAATACTTGTCTAATACTATTGTCTGATTGTCCGCAAACACGTAGTGCCCAGCAACATAGTATGTTCCACTTAAAACACTTAGAGTAGATCCTCTACCAACACATGGGTTCACGCTTGTGTTAACAGATTGAACACGTAGTGTCACACCACTTGAAGCACCAACAATAGTTTCATTCGCGCGCAAACGAAGTGGTTGAGTTGTGTCTGCTGCAACTTGTCCATTGTTATCAATGTATGAAATGTATAGTGTAGCAGGATCAGATCCTTCTGCACTAATTACTCTATTAACACGAACCTTCAATCCTGAAGTTGATCCAGTAAAAGTATCTCCAATAATTGAAGAAGGGTTTGTTGGAAGTGGTAAAACTGTGGTGTTTAGTTTAACATATTCAACGCTTATGTTTAAGTGAACTTGCCCACCTGAGATAGGAGAGCCATCCTTAAATAAGAAATTACCATTCTTTGTAATTTGGTTTTGAAGAATTGTCTGTAATTGAGTAAGTTCTCTAGCTTGTAGAGAACGACCATTGTTAAATAGAATACGATAGTAATTATCGCTGTCTTTCCAATCATCGCGATATGTTGTTAGAAATGTGTTTTTAATAACAGGAGTTACCATTTCGTATCCTTATAGTTGTACAATAATTTTAATATCTTCAACCTGTCCAGCAGATCTTTGAACAGCATTGCGATTTTCAATATATAGAATCTCTCCACTATATGGATTGATCTTCGGATTGATCCATGCGCGAGTATCAGCATCAACACCAGCAGACTGTAGTGTTCCAGTTCCAGCACCATCAATCTCGGAAACCACTTCACCTTCTGTGAATAATAGGAATCCAGTGCTAGTTGTTTGGTGGAACCAAACTTCATCAGAATCAGCTTTGTCTACGTAAGCACGTGCGCCAGATGTTGCGCCTTGAATTGTGTGGTCAGCTATAAACGGAGTTGATATAGAAGCAAATTTTAAGCGCTTTAACATATTTCCTGTTGAAGCTGTATATGGTGTTCCAGCAGAGTCTGTCGGATTTCTTAGTAGAGCAAGTTGTCTAAAGTCGTTCCCAATCACAAACTCTCCACCTTCTGCTCCATCAGGCTTGGTGTTAAACATGATTGCTGATGCTCTAAGATCATCGCGCGGATCTGCGCCAAAGCCGCCTCTAGGTCCAAATATAACTCGGCCAGTTGTTCCACTACCGCCACCACCTGAGAAGGTAATTTGAGCCCAATCGTAGTTGGTTCCTTGAACGATGGATCCAGCTGATTCAGCTAGACTAATACTAGTGACAGTTCCACCATTTACTACAGCTGTCGCGCGGGCACCAGACCCGTTACCAACGATTGTAACAGTTGGGGTGGATATGTATCCACTACCACCAGTTAACAATTCGAGTCCAGCTAGTTCTTTTGGAACAGCAGCATTTTGAATGGTGCGCTGTTCGATTTCAACAGCAAGAGAGTCAATAGTAGTTGGCCCCTGTAATCTTACAGGCATAAAGTTTGAAGATAGGAATTTGTTAGCGTAAGTTGTCCCGACTGTATATAAAAACTTCCACACGTATCCATCAGCTGTTACGAATGGTTTTGTGTCAACGCCAGTTGGTTTAACTGTTGATGGAACAACTGCTCCAGTAAGAGATTTACCTTGGCGCAAGCAGATGTATACAGCGTTATCATCGGTGAGCACATAGTATGAATTTACAGGCTGTCCTGATACACTATCATTGTATCCATTATATGTTGCACCAAGAGTCCAGTTGTAGCGAGGCACAACAAAGGACCAGTCAGTGACCTGCTTTGCAGCTTGAGCAGCATTTCTAAAGCTACGAATCTCTTGATCTGTAGGAACAGGGGATGTAGGAGTATCCTCTACATTCCAGTCATCTGCTTTACCTAAAGCGATGTAATACTTGTTTTGTGCAGAGTCTGAAATGTCATCAAACAAATTCTGAATCATAAGTTTTTTAATACGTTCTGTAATAATTGCTGACATTGTTAGACCTATTATCTAATGAAGTAGTAACGTGAGGATGAATCATAATTAGAATCTGTGCCAAGCACATGCCATCCAAGTGATGACCACACTGTATCAACCGCACCATGTTGCTTAATTGTTAGTCGGGTTCTACCAGTGTATGGGAATGTAGCAGGCTGAATGCGAGCTTCACCAGCACCCCTATTAATGAAACGCTTGAAATCACCCTCAGTTGTTCCATTTGCTAATGTATACACTTCAGGTGTTGCATGGTTAAAAACAGTGGTTGGAGATGTTAAACTAATCGCTCCACCAACAGTGAGTAGTTCAGAGAGCAAGTTAAATCTGCTTCTAACTTGAACAGATCCTGTTCCTTTAGCTGCAAGATTTAGTCCAACGTTTGTAGACGCTCCATCGACCCCAACGATAACGTTGCCACCGGCTGCTGCGTTGGCAAAACTGATATAGTTAACTGCAGATGGTGTCGCAACGTGGCCAATTAATGGTGCACCGTTTGAATCTTGAAGTGTATCTCCAATTCTTGCCGTATTGAGAATTGGTGAGTTCAGAGTCTTGTTGTTTAATGTTGCAGTGTGGTTAGCAAATATAAACGTATCACTATCTGTTAGCAGTGGCAGATTAATATTTCTGTTGCCTGAAAGATTAGCAACCTGCAGGTTGTAGTTGTGGCTTGCATCCAAGTCTCTAATGCTTGGAGTTGTTAGCACCGGGCTTGTGATTGTTTTATTGGTAAGGGTTTGAGTTGCAGTATCTAGTACAACAACTCCTGTCGCGTTTGGAAGGGTAATTGTTCTATCGGCTGTTGGATCTACAACTGTTAGAGTTGTTTCGAAATTATCAACAGCGGACCCTTCAAAAATAATAGCGTTGTTGCCAAGAGTAAGCGTACTAATAGCAAGAACGCTGTCACCATACAAAGAATTATACAACTCAGCAAAGTTCGCGTTGATTTTTATACCAGCATCACGCAGGGTGTCGCCTGTATTATCATTTGCAACCGCACCTATGTTTATATTTTGTCTTGCCATTTGTTACCCACAACATTCTAATGTTGACATTATTTATATCAGTTATACGGAAAGATTTCCTGCGCCATCTGAATCAGCATTTAAACCATACTTGTTTACATCGAACGTTACGAACGTTGCAGACATTCTCATTGACGATGCATTTACATCTGAATCTTCGTCGAATGTTGGAGAACCTGCTTTGACCAAATCTCCAAAGTTTTGAATAAACGGTGTAGCAGAGTCCAAGAAGCCGGATGTTTGATCCTGGAGTTTATTCTGTATACCAATGACAGTTGCATCGAGAGTATATCTGATAGAGTTACCTGCAGAGTCACCAATATCAATACTTGTGAGATCAGTGTAGGCGCGAGGTGTAATTCTTGCAAGGCCAGAGAACACTGGAACGTCGACAGATGGAACAGATATTGGCATGTTGTCAAAGCTGATGTCATCATTTATACTGATAATTTGAACTTCAGATCCAACATACATTCCGGCAGGATGTGCAAACAATTTATAAAGCTGTAACCATTCAGATGATGGAATACCAACCTTAATAAGAATACCCCAGAATTGGTAAACCTTATCGTTTATGATGTACTTGCCACTGTTTGGTCCTATTGCATCTTGACCAACTGTGAACACATAGTTCTTACCATACTCAACAACAGGATCAACTCCATAGAACGATCTAAAGAAACGCTCAATGCTATACTTTGTACCTTTAGATCGATAAAAGTTATTTGATAGAGATGCTGCCTGACGTGAATTCAACCAGCCTTCGAGATAGTTTTTACCAAGCAGTAGTTCATCTTCTATGAATGTTAGGTTTTCTTCTGCTGTTTGTTGGACATCCCGATTCTTGTATAGATCGTATATTTTTGTTGAGAACCCATTATCTGAGTCCATGTAATTGTAATACGATTTAAGAAAAGAGATTAACTGTGGATAGTCCTCAGAATAAAACTCTGGTAGGACTTCTTCTACCAGACTACGCTGTAGTTCTATTTCTCTTCTACCAATGTCTTTTAAGGTCTTATCTGTCATTTTAGTTTGATACTGAAACGATTATTGGTGAGGAGAAGGATACATCAGCATCATATCTAAGAACATCATTACGCTGTGGTGTAATTGCACTTTCGTTAGCAGGAACCGCTGATAGTTTAATATAATTGACACCACCCAATACAGATGATGGGTTTAGTGAAACAATGCTTACCACACCGGTCGCTGGATTATAACTTCCAACACTATCTACCAATATGGTTCCAGTTCCCTCAGCAACAACTTGCAGAGTATTAAAACCAAGTCTGTTCTTGATAGAAGCAACTACTCCCTGATATGTGAAAGGACTGCTGGTGATTGTATATACATCATCGTCGGGGGATGCAATTGATACAGGGAATCTTAATCTATAGTCGTAGTCTCTATTAAGCAGAGGCACGAAACGCTGTTGCATTCTAACGTTTGCAAAGCTAGAAAGAATAGCTTGGTTAACGTTATCAACAAGTGTTAACAAGTTAGATTTACGGAATGATTGATCAAACGATCCGATTGTGTTTGCAAAATATTCATTCACCACAGCATCAACTTCTGACTCGATAGTGTTTTGTGAGAGTGTTGTTAGCTTAGGGTTAAACTCGAAGTAGATTTCTGTTTCAATAAATGTCGATACAGGATCTGCATATTCAATATTGAATGATACAATACCCAACTGTCTTACTAACTGTTCAACCTGGGTTTTAATTGAAGCTTGAAGTGCTGCATCAACATCATCTTCAAATAAGATGGAAGTGAAGATAGTTCCAAACTTTGGCTCTAGGTTCTCTTCTCCACCCCAAGATTTTATATCTGTAATAAACTGTGAATAGCTACGCAGAATTAAAGATGTGTAGTCAGCAGCTGTAACCATTCTATTCTGTGCAGCATATTGGAAAGGTGCATTCTTTCGAATAGATTCGATGGATTCAGGATCGTCACCGCCAACAGATCTTGATGTTGTGGTGCATGTTAGTGGATAACCAATAGAATTTACTACAACGTTAGCGGTGGGTTGGAAAACAGAAGCACCGTTTGCAATGGATCCGGAAGTTGACAAATATGTCACTACAATTTTGTTTCCAGCAGTTGGGGCGCGGCCTAGGTTAATACCATCACCAAAAGTTAATTCATAGTATCCGTTTGGAGCTTCTTTTAAGATGTATAGTGTTGACTCAGCTGAAATGGTTGTTGCTGAAAGAATGTTGTTGTATGTTGTATAGGTGTTACTTGTTGCTGTGTCATATACACGAACAACAGCAGTATTTGCATCTATGTTGATATCAGGTATTACATAAACATCATTTTCTGAATATGCGCCGACATAGAAAGTCTTTGTCTTCAACGTTCCTTCATAAACTGGAATGTCGAGGATACCATTAGCGTCAGTAAATCTGTAAATGCCGCTAAGATCACTTTGTGCTGTATAGTTTTCTAGCGTTTGGAAAGTGTAATTAACATCGTCAACTGATGCTGTGAATGAAGTGCCAGCTGGTAAGTTAATGGTGGTTGGTCTGTTTACAGCAGAAGATAAGTTTAAAGATAGTCTAACAAGCGCTCTAGAGCTCATTCTAGAATCAGGAATATACCCTATAGCTTCTGCTAAGGATACAACTGAGCTACGCAACTGAGCTGTTCCAAGAAAGGACTCGTTTGTTGCAAAGTTAGCAATAAGGCCATTAACATGAGTATTATAAGCTAACACATCTAAAATGTTTGAAAGACCAGAAGCTTCAAAATCATAGTCAGCAAACTCATTTTGCTGTTGAAGATATATCTTCAAATTGTTCTTGATATTGTTAAAATCAAGAGCTGTTGAAAGGATTGTTGTAGCCATATTATCTTAGCCTTATTAGCGTAGTTGTAAATATTACTGTCTCTTCTGTGTTTACAATTCTAAACTCAACAGTAACATCAATTGAATTATAGTCCGCTCGGTTTGTTACAATAATATCTTGGACTAAAGCTCTAGGTTCATATAATTCTATTACTCTTGCAATCCTATCAATTATCTCACCGGAAAGATCATCATATGCAAGTTCGAATAGTAGATCTCTTAGATTAGCACCATAGTATGGAAGAAAAGGCTTTTCAAAATAGTTTGTCAATAAGAGGTTTTTTATAGCTTGCTTCACTGCAGCAGCATCATTCTTTTTATACACTTCGCCGCTTGGTCGTGTTGTAAAAGAAAGATCAATATCACGATACGCTCTAGAACGTGATGTTATAATACTGACTGTATTTAAGTTAGCATCTTCTATTGCAAAAGATCTTGACATGATAGTCCTTAACGTTTTACATTATTTATACAGTTATTGTGGCGTTATTTCAATCAAGTCACTTGCGCTTTGTACTTTACCATTAAACAATGTCTCGAGTTGGTTTTTAAACCCACTGCCTAAAACCTGGTATGTTGTTGTTATGTTTGGCATTGTAATGCTTAGCAACCCTGACAAAGTGCCGGATGGGTTAAAGGTATCATAGACGAGAGACATTTTTTCAAACAACACAACATCAGCTAGATAATCTGCTAGCTCATAGATCTTGTCTGGTGATGACTTACCATCTGGGCCAATCAAGTCATAGATTACTCTTCGGCCTTTTGTAGCCAAATCTTTGTCAGAGCCGGCTGTAACAGATTCTGCGGGACCTAGTTTATAGAGACCACTGACAACTGATAGTCTATAGTCTCTAAACTGTCCTTTGTCGTTTTGAACAAACTTTATAATCTCAGCTTGTGGTAGAAGGTTTCTAACTATAGCTTGTCTTTCTTCAAATGATGGGATATGCGCTAGAGTTATCTTATCAGCTGTTCCGCCTAAGAACGTTGCTAATGGAACACCTTTTGCTAGTAGGGTATTAGAGGTAATACCAATACGAGGATCGATAGCCATAGGATCATATGCTGGATCAACACTGAACACCTTGATTGGAGGTTTTTCAGCTGGGGCATATGACTTAACAGGTGCTTGATAATTGCTTCCGCTAACAAAGGATGTTGGAACCCTACAATATGATTCAGAAGATCTCA